TTTTTGGGCCTTATTTCTAAGGTCGGGTAATTATTACCCCGCAAATTGAACTCTGAGAAGGGTTCCCACACATCACGGTCACACGTCATGTCTGGTCTTTTTAAACTCATATTTTCACTTGAGAGGTCAAAGTATAGGGTTTACAAATTATTAAGCTGGCGAGCAATAGTACGACAAATGGACCTGTTATACAGGAAGGTTCTGATTTTTCAGAATGCCGCTGGCGAGCGTTACACGTTTAATTGATGTATATTGAATAAAAAGAACTGTCGAGTCAGTCTCTCGCACCATTATTATGGTGATAAAAAAGAAAGACTAATCCCACAATTAGTTACAAAAAAAGATAAAAAATATAAAATTTTAAAAATTTTGCGTGGGGGCAAAGCGGTTTTGCTGCACGTACGTGGCAGGTTTTTGTGGTAAGTTTCCTAAAAACGCCATTTTTAGTATGTATCATGAATAGAGGAGGAACAGCGAATAACGATTTAGGAAAGTTGGCGCAACGCAACTTTTCCTCCCGCGGCGAAAGCCTTTCGGGTCAAGGGGTTCCGCTTAGCCCTGAAATTAGTTATAAGCCAATAACAAAGATAGTTTGTAAGTCCCGCATGGCGAAAGCTGTACAGAGACAAGAGAAGGAGATAGCAAAGTCGAAAGAGTTGTTGTCTCGTTTGACCAGAGAAGAGAGAGTTAAGGTTAAGAAATGTTTTGATCAGTTTTTCGACGATTTTGAAGCTCAGTCAGGGCGCTCAAGTCCGGAAGAGTGGTTTGCCAAGTTGCAGAAGAAACAAGATAAACCTATAGTCCAAAAGATGATTAGACCTGTGATAGATATGTGTATTGCTTCTGTTATGGGTTCTTTCCAAAGCGTCGTTGAGGCTAAAATTAACGAGGTTAAGGAAAGAGTAAAGGAAGTGGGCACTCGTATAGCGTTAGGTTTCTTTGTTGTGTATCTTATGGATAGGTACGCACAAGGCAAGTTGACATTTGCTATGGGTGTTGCCGCTTATTTGGTAGTTGAAGCTGGACTATTTATGTGTGATTGTCAATCGCTTACCGCGATGCTGTATGATTTCGTTTATACTAGGATGAGCGCTCAGGCGATTAGTTTTGATTACATAAAGGAATTTCTTGTTTTGTCTGCAGGGTCCATTTTTTTTATGCAGGATTTGAAAAGTACAAAGCATTCCGTAGTTTCTTTTTTGAAGAACTTAGGTTCTTTCAGAAGAGATTTTGGCGGCATGTGTGAATTTTTTATGAATACTGCAATGGAGTTATTTGATTGGATTTCATCGAAGATTAGCGGCAAGAGTTATTTTTCGACAAGAGCATATATGATACCGAAGGCACGTGAGTGGATTGCAGAAGTAGAGACGATGTTAGAATCTTCGTTTAGAGGCACCCTATCAAGAAACATAGCCAACGCTGAGAGGATTTTAACCCTCGAGCGAGTTGGGTGCGAATTGTTATCTGACGTCATTAAATTGAAGGAAAAAGGGATGGAGTTGGTGTTGAAAAATTTGTGTAGGAAGCTTAATTCGTTACGCGAAGAGTTTGCTGCTACGGGTATTTACACTAAAGGTGTTAGACCGGAACCCGTGATGTTAATGTTTCGCGGGTCCAGTGGTAATGGTAAGTCAACTTTGCTTAGACCTTTGATGTGCGAGGTGTTAGCTTCGGTGTTAGAGGAAACTCAATTGGATGATTTGAAACAGGATCCAGATAGTTTCTTTTACGCTAGAAATCCTGAGACGGGTTACGTGGATGGTTATAAGTACCAACCAGTGTGGTTTCAGGACGATTATGGCCAGATTCCTTCCACCATGGCGTCAGCTGAGAACGAACAAATAGGTATTATTAGGAACGGGAATATTTTCCCCGTGATGTTGCACATGGCCGATTTAGCGTCTAAAGGCAGCGTTTATTTCAGGAGTAAATTTGTTGTTTGCTCTTCGAACGTTAGGGATGTATTGGCTGATGCGCATTATTACGTGAAACAACCCGAAGCGGTGGAACGCAGATTTCACATTAATTGTGTGGTTTGTCCAAAGAAGGAATTTTCCACAGCTTCTTCTCGCGACGATCCTTGGGATCGGAGGCTAGACATAAATAAGGTTGGACAGAGTTTTGATAAAGATATTTATGAGTTTGTTTTGGAAAAACGCGATTATTTGACAGGAAAAGTTAGCGTCGTCGAAGTTTTGGATTACGATGCTTTAGTTTCTCGTATTATAAGCATTTACAGAGCTAATGCTATGAGAGCAGAGAGTTCAAAGGAAGACACGCTTAGAGCAGTAGAAAGAGGCATTGAAAGAAGAATGAACGCACAAGCTGGAGGCTGGACACAGATGCAAGATATTGATAATGTCGGTTCAGCTGACAGTTTAGAAGATTCAGAGATCGATTACAGTGACGATAGAATCGGTTACGGATTTTTTAGTAGGTTATATTATACCGTTGCAAGAGCGTTAGTTTCTGCTAGGTTGACTATAGATCCGTCTTATTTGGATAGTTGGAAGTTGCCCGAGCAGTACATTGTTTCTGAAGGTTACGTTAGGGCGTTCCGCGTTGAGGATATTCCCAAACACGATTCTAGCGCTACTGGTGTTGGAAAAGCGATGAGGAAATTAGGTTTTGATGAAGATATGTGCGATTTTTATTTTGCTTTATCTACAGCTTCTAGGGTTTCTAACATTAATGTGCATCCATTGTTAAGCATAGGATACCAACACGGTTTAGACATGTTGGTTATCAGTAAGGATGCTCATTTGGTTTGCAAAGTGTTGTCATTAGACGTACGCCACAATCTTCGATTTATGATGTGTGTTTTAATGTGCCAACACGTAGTGCCAGAAACCAATGTTCCAAAGGTTTACAATTTAACACAAATATCATCCCCTTGGTTCCGTTATTTGGTGGATGATATGGAACGTGACGTTTTCGTGACAAGAAAGACCGCCGATCCGTTGGGTGTAATGACTTTACTTAGGTACGGTGGTATTATAGTGAAAGATAAATTGGTACGGTTTACGTCGATAGCGTACGATTACAAGTATACTATTGCTTCAGTGTTAGCGGGAGCGTACTTGCTTAAACAGGTTGTTGAGAAAACTTTGTCGATTTTTGATCGTGAAGACAAGTCTGAAACTGAAATACGAGCTCAGGGTCAGGACACTATGGGTGAAAGCGTCATGCGTAAGATTATGTTTAAGAATTATTATTCAATAACATATGACGATGACGTTTTGCTTGGCTACGGCTTTTTTTTGAGAGACAAAGTCTTTATTTATCCTTATCATTTTAATGAAACGATGGATAATCTTGAAGTTTATAAAAGTGGTAAGGTCTTGTTGAAGCACATTGGTTCCGAGAGGAAGTTTGAGTTGTCTAGGGAAAAATTTAGACCTAGCGTAGTTGATAAAAAGAATGACACATGTTCGGTCATTTTGCCAGACGTTCCTAATCACAGTGACATAACAACATTGATAGTGTCAAGAGAGGATGTAACGAAGTTTGCCAGAGGTAAGGCGATATTCGTTGATTTAGGGAAAACGTATCCGAGACAAGCGGTTATACCATACCGCATTTGTCCAGGAATTCCGTATTCCGCTTCGGTCAACACGTATTGTCCGCCAAGGATAGCTTGGTATGATTATGATACGCAAACTGGCATGTGCGGCTTACCAGTGTTTATAGAGAATACTGCATTGCGTTCTGCGAGATTTTTAGGAATTCACGTCGCTGGTGGAGGTGCCGCTGGGTGTTGCACCATTCTTAGCGATTCTGTGATATTTAAGAGCCAATCTGGTGAAGAACGTCGTACTATGGTTTTGTATAAAGAGTTAAGTAGGGCTCCAGGTACGAATAGGAACACTTCAATATTGAAGAGTCCCTTATATGGTAAATGGGGTCCAGCAAAAACAAAACCATGTCATTTGCGTAAGTTTACGAGTAGTGATGGGACCGAAATTAATCCTTGGTCCAAAGCTATATCGGGATACGACGTTGACAAACCAGAATTTGATAGTGGTGTTGTTTCTGTTGCTGTGGAACTTGCCGTGTCGCAGTTGGTTAGTAACAGCAAATTTTGCATTAGCAATTTGCGAGTTTTGACCTACAAGGAAGTAATTGAAGGCATACCTGGTGAAGAGTACTACGGTTCGATAGAACGCAGTACAAGCGCAGGTTATCCTTGGAATTTGAGTTCTTTGCCTGGTTATTCTGGTAAAGAACGCTTTTTTGGTAGGGGTGTCGACATTGAGTGGCAAGGTGGACCAGATGGTCCTAAGTTATTGCGAATGTTAGACAACGATTTGGCGTTGTTAAAAGCTGGTAAGAGACCTGAGTACTATTTTACAGGTTGTTTAAAGGACGAGAGGAAGCCTATAGAGAAAGTTGATAGTGGTAAAACGAGATATTTTGCCGCTTGCCCTATAACTTATTTTATTATGTTTTCGTGTTATTTTAAGTCTTTTTCTGTAGAGTGTACTCGATCACGTTTGTTGTCGTATTACACGGTAGGTATAAACGTTTATTCTGGTGAATGGGACGTTATTGCTAAGCGTTTGTCAACACATAGTCAACATTGTTTGGATGGTGATTTTGGTAGTTTTGATAAAAAGCAAGTAAGAGACATTTTACGGTTGATTGGTGATAAAATTATTGATGTTATTGGCGGAACTGATGAAGAGAAGTTAATTCGTAAGATTTTATGGATTGAAGTATACTCCAGTCGTCATATACATGGAAAAAATGTTATGGAGTGGTCCGCGTCGTTGCCATCCGGACACCCATTTACTTCACTCATTAATTCCGTGTACGTTGTAGTTTTGTATATTATTGCGTACGTGGAATTGACCGGGAAGTCTGCGCGCTCCTTTTTTAGGGATGTTTGCATATTTTCTGGGGGTGATGATAGTATAGCATCAATTAGTCCTGCTGTAGTTAAGCAGTACAATGGTGTTACACTGGCCAAATTTTTCGCACAGAAAGGTTTAGAGTTCACTACTGCCAGCAAGAGTACAGAACATGTAATGTTTAAACCTTTGGAAGAGTGTGAATTTCTTAAGCGGGCGTTTAGGTACGAAGAGGTGGCCCATAAGTATGTCGGAC